CATTGCAAATATCAGACTCACTGTGAGATGGATGCTCATAAGCACTGCTAATTAATACTGATCCTGACCCCCAACAAGTGTCGCATTCTTTAATAAATTCTGTTTTCATATTGTTTTGTTTATTATTTATAGAACAAAGTTAGTAAGTTTTTTTATATATGCAAATAATTAGACAAAAATAATATTAACATTTGATTGTTAATATCTGTTATGTTAGTTTAATAGGGATAAGTTAACATATAAATTCTATATGTTATGTTGATAGATATAAAAAAGCCCCCTTAATGGAGGCTTCTTTACGATCGGGGACACCCCAGTCCTATGTGTTATTTCTTTTTAAACCGTTTTACAACAAATTTAGAGGCAAGAGTTGCAATGGCTTTAAGCAATTTATTCTCTGACTCTACAGTGACTTTAGTACCTGTCTCATCTTTTTTAATATGTACATCTACTTTTTTGCCATCATATTCAAGCTCATGATTCATACCATCTTTGTGGTATTCAATCTCTGCTTTATTTGTTTTGATGATAACATCTGTCTTATCACCTTCAATGTTGACCTGTACTTTTTTAGGTCTGCCTACTTTTTTTGCCATAACTATTTATTTATTCCATCTTGCTTTAGTGCCTCTGATATCGTAGTGAGTCCAAGTGCTATAAGTTCCTATGCCCCCCTGCTCCATTTTACCAGCTGCGATTAACTTCTCTATGATTGCTGCAACTTGTTTCGGTGTGTATCCTTCAATCTTAAAGTCAGCTGCCTCACCTGTGATGTGCCTTGATTTAGTTGCACCACCTATTTTAGCATTGTGTTGAGCAGGTCTATACCCACTTGTTATCTTAATAGGTTTTTTTACCTCATCTCTTAATACCTGTAAGTTTTTTGCAAGCTCAAGGAGGTTTTTTAATACATCTGTAGGCACTTCAAAGTTGTGCTTATTGAATTCAGATAGACTAAAATTAGTTGTTAATTTCATTATTTTCTATTGTTAATTGTGATAGTGTTGCCGCTACTGTTCCTGCTGTTGCCACATATCCTGCCACAGTTAGCACAGCTGCAGGTAATGTGATAGGAGATGCTATAATTACACCTGCTATAGCACCTATTGTTATAGCTGTCTTTTGTACTCTCTTCCAAAATTTAGGAGTTGGAGCTTTCCATCTTTGTTGTAAACTCATCTTAAATTTATTTCTATTAGTTTCTTAACTGATTGAGTGAGCTCACTTATCTGCTCTGCCAGGTGCTTGATTTCAAGTTGAGTCATTTTTTCAATTGCCTCATATTTGAAGCGTGCCTCATTGTCAACAAGCTCAATCTTACCTTTCAGTCTGCCTTGAGTCTCAATCATATTCTTTTGTTCCTTCATGACATTTCTTAAATCACTATGTAAACCCTTCAAAAAATATCCTATACCTGAAATGAGTATTGTTATCACTGTAAATGCCACCTCATTAAATCCCATCACTATCTCTGTTTTGTAAGTTCTACTATTCGACCTAACCAACTACCATTAAATGGTTTAGATCCTGCTCTTAATCTATAAGCTATATCTTGATAATAATCACCTGTGCTATTATTTATATCTACTCTTAATTTAATAGCTATATCTGCAAGTCTATCACCTGTCTTTTTAGGAGCTTGATATGCTTGAGCTATTGCCTCAATCCAAGAGCCATTAATTGGACTTGTTGCTCCTATATTATTTGCCCATTGTTGTATTAGTGTCATAGTATAAGTATTGAGTTATTATATCCATTCTCTCTGTTGCCTCCACATGGACAGTCATATGTACATATCTCACCACAGTTACAGCTTCAATGATCTATCATAGGTCTTAAGTCAGTATCCTTGTTAGCTGCTGAAGTAAATTCAGGATACAATGCTTTATTAGCTATCAGATAACGAGTCAATCGAGTCTCAAAGAATGATGCTTTTTGTGCATAGTGCTCCATACCAAAGGCTACCTCTGAACGAGTTACAGAGCTTGAGAAGTCACCGAACTGTGTTTGAAGTCCTTTGTTTTTTAGTTGGTAAGTCAATCCAAAGACAGCATCCTCTGCACTTCTCCAAGCTATAACAGGCTGAATGTAGGCAACAAGTGCCTCCTCATCATTTGTCAAGGTCTGATTATTATATTTAGTTAGCAGATAATTATAAAATACAGTGCCTAATATAGGCATCACTCTTAACTGTGCTTGTGTTGCTATGTATGGTGTCACATCTGTCACATCAACATTGGCTGTGATAGGTGTATTAGTCTTTAAGTAGTTCTCTGTTATAAAATAATTCATGGTGCTGCAGGTGTTTCAGTATTAAGTGGAACGAGATCTCCCCCTTCAATAGGAGGCAGTGAAGCAAGGGCTCTTATCTCATTAGGTGTCATTGAGTTAAGCACTTTAGTAGCTACCAAAGGACTTAATGAGTTCAATGCATCAGATGTTTTAGATGTATCTCCCTCAAGCTCTATGATGGTCTCATTAATGATTTGGAAGTTGTTAATTGAATACTTGCCTGGCACTTTAGCTATAGTCATTAATTCGTTAACTATCTCCTCTACCTGTTTTCTCAATGGCATTACTACATTTTTCTCAAACACAACATAAGCCTGCTTAATATCACTACCTGATCCAAGTGATCCTTGAGTACGAACCCCCATAAGTATAGGATCTATAGTGTGAGCAAAGCATATTTGCTCTGTATTGAGTGATGATGCCTCTTGAAAAAGTTTATCATTGCTATTTGTAGGCAAGCTCTCTATCTTTGGTAGTTGATCTTGGTTGTTAGCAAAGAATGCAACAGCCTTCCCTGCATTAGCAGCTCCTTTTAGCCTATCAATAGTCTGCTTGATCATGTGTTTCTCCTCTTCTGACTGTGGTCTTTTAGGGAACATCATAGCAAATGATGGGAATATTGAGTTCTGAATGTTACTCTTTGCGAAGTATGACAGTTCTCCACTCAAAAACGCAAAGTTTAAAGCACTTGTATACTGTGGAAGTGGATACCACTCCTGACCCAAGGTCATTAACTCATAGCAATATAGCTGTTCAAGGTCAGTACATGTGGGATGATGCCTCTTAATCTCTCTCACATCTATTCGAGCTGTCCAATCATCACATAAAAAATAGGTATTTTTATCTCTTGAGATACGCACCCTTTCAGGTGATACATTTTCAGCTTTTACGAACTCCCCTTTTTTATTAAAGATTAGCTTAAAATACACTCTATGATGTACAATCAACTGTTGAGCTATGGCTTTTGTGGTCTTATTTAACTTGAGTTTACGTTCAAAAGTATATAGCTTAAGCTTATCCTCATTTGACATCTTTTCAGTCTCAATAGTGTATCCTCCACCTGTGGCAGAATTAGTCTTAAAATCTACTATTGCACCATGTAGAGGTGATGAGTAATACATCTGATTAAGTAATTCAGGGTATAAGTTATCCTGCCCAAATGGGATGTATCCTGCTATCTGATATCTACCATTGACATAAGGCAGTGATAGATTAGCTCCCCCTACTTTTTGAAATGGAGTAGAGAAGGATTGATATCCCTCCACTATCTCTGCTGTTTGTGGCTTGCTGCCAATAAATCTGCTATACCATGCCATTAGTCATAGATTGAATTAGTTTGTATTCCTGCCACTACCATGCGACCCTCCTCTATCATGTTGAGCCCCGTAGGATCAAGTACTGCTATAGGTGTTTCATATACCTTATATTTATACTGACCCTTAACAAGCTCAATATCTATAGGCTCTTCAAATGTAAACAGGTTATATCTTGATGGCCATACAGAAGTATCTACTCCTATCCAGTAGATAGGATTAGCTGTAGTGTCAAACTCATCCTCAAACTCAAATAAATATAAAGGGTTTGAAATGGTAGTCACCTCTGTTAGTGTCAATACAAATGTGTTAACAGTATCCTTCTCAAGATATATCATACCTATATTGTATCTTAAAAGTATTATTATTAAAAAAGCCCCACCGAAGTGAGGCTCTTATTTATAATCTATGGCGAGATTAGAGTAAACCTGGTATTAAAGCAGCATCAACTTCGTATGCCAAAGTGGGGTTCTCCGCTACCAAAGTAACTGAATACTTACTACCATCTGCACGAGTTGTTCCTGAACCTTCACCTGTTGCAGATAACTGCAAGTAAGGGAAGTACCAATACTTACCATTAGCATCTTGTACGATACCAGCCAAGTATTGCTGTCCTGCTCCTAATATGTTAATAGCTTTTGACTTATCTTGGTCTCTTCTGTGGAACATCAAGTTGATTGTTGCAGTCACATAGGTAGATCCATTAATTAAGTCAATAGCTGACTCCTCTGTATATGAGGATACGTTACGCCTGAACTCTAACTCAATGAAGTTATCACCACCTCCTACTAATGGTAGGTTGTCAATAGTCCAATCATTTGGAGCAGAATCTAATGTGATACCTGCCTCATCCACTTGATCTTGTCTATTAACTAAAAAGCGGTATA